CGCCGGTCCGCCATGTTTTAGGGGAAGGTGATATCGGCGGTCTCATGCAGGACGCCGTAAATCGCCTCCTGCGGCATGTAGGCCGATTGGTAGTTCGGCACGAACAGCACATTTCCGCCCAGCCGCGCCGTGAAGCGCATGGCATCCACGTCGGTCCAGACTTCCTCGGCCCTGATGCCGTCGAGCGCCAGTTCCCAGCGGCGGCGCTGCCAGAGCAGGGTGATTTCCTCCTGACCGCCGCGCGAGGTCACTGTGTCGGTGCTATCGTCGCGCCCGATGGCGCTTGACCACGCCGGGCCGGTTTCCGGGATCCATGCCTGTCCGCAGAAGGCCAGCGGCACGTTGATAAACAGGTCCGGATTGTTCGGATCGTCGAAATTGATGGTCAGGCTATCGGCTACGGTGTCGGCCGGCAGGATGGCCAGCACCTGTCCGAAGCCGATCGCAGGCCCGGGAAGCGCCGAGGTCCAGACCGTGGCGCCACCGCCGGTCAGGATGAAGGTCACGGTCGCCTGTGGTGTCAGGTTGGTGCGGAACACGCCGACCGCCCGCCAGTGCGTTCCAGGCGATGCCGGCGTGATCCTCAGCGTGGCGCCGGCCGCCGCCGTGACGACGCCCGCTGCCGTCTGCCATGCGATCGACGGGGAGCCGATCGGGTTGGTCAGGTTGGATGGTGGGAGGCTTGGCAGCGACGATCCCGCCGCGATGGCGGTGCCGTCCGCCGTGACATAGTTCATCCAGGCGAGCGCGGCCGGCATCAGACCAGCACCATGAGCGCGATGGTGGCGTCCGTGCTGCGCCACGCCTCTCCAACGATGACCCCAAGCTGACCGTTGTGCAGGTTCGAGATCGGCCAGACGACCTTGGCGATATCGCCGATTTCCCGGTCCAGGGCGTTCTTCACTGGCATGACCGCCACGTAGAGCATGCGCGGCTTCGACCAGAGCGCGCCGAGCGCGTTGGCGGTCGCCTGCGCCGCCGACAGTTCGAGAAGCGCGCTATCGAGCGGCCCGAGGTCGTTCGGCCTGAGCCATGTGGTCTGCACATCGGTCGAGATGAACGGAGCGGACGGCCCTGGCGTCGAGACATACTGCTGCTGCGCCAGCGTCGCGGACGGTGAGACACCGGAACTCATGACCGTGTAGTTCTTCGCATAGCCAACCCTCACCCTATAGGTCGGCGGCTGCACAGACGACGGGAGCGCCTGCGGGATCAGTGTGACGACGTTCGACTCGTCGAACTGGACGTCAGCCACCGTGCCAGCGGGGATAGCCCTGATCAAGAATAGGGTCAGCAGCCCGTTCCGGTCTGGCATGACCGTGCCGCCGAACGACGTGACCACCGTGTTGATCGCGGTCGGGCCATCGGTCTGCGATCCCCACCAGACGCCACCGATCCCCGACGAACCATCTGCAAGCGGGACGGCGCCAAGCGAGTATTCGGTGAAGGTGCTGTAGGCGCGCGTGCCGTGCCCCTCGTCGAATGGCGGCAGCGGCACCGGCTGAATGAACGACGGCATGTTGATCCAGGCTGCCGGGACGCCAAGCTCCTCGGTCATCAGGTAGTAGGCGATCTGCGAGATTTGGCTGACGAAGCCGGCGACCACGAAGGCCGCCGTGATATCCAGCGTGACGGTGCGCTGCGGGTTCGAGCCGAGTTGGATCAGGCCCCGAGAGTTATCCGTGCGGTAGGACCCGGCTGGTGTCGTGCCGGCGTAGAGATTGGTGGTGTCGCCAGCATAGGTCCAGACGATCGCACCGCCCTCGTAGGCATTGACGACGGTGCCCGCCGCATCGGTGTATTGGTAGATCAGCATCGGCGGGTCGATCAGGACCGGCGTGACGTTCCTGATCGGTGCGGTGGCGGTGCCGCCGCGCGCCTTCGGCTTCGGCTGGCCTTGCAGCGAGGTCGTCCCGTCATAGGTGCCGGTGCCACCGTAGATCGACGCCTGCAACGGATTCTCCGTCCAGTAGGTCGCGTCGCGCAGCGGGATTTGGAGTGCCGTGTCGGAAAGCTGCCACGGCGTCGCCACGCCGGAGAACACCGTCTTGAGCGACGAGTAGGGCGGGTCGGTGTAGTAGCCCCGGCCGGCATCGTAGACCTTGTTCCCGCTGAAGATGCTGACCGGGCGGTTGTCCGAGTTCCAGCTACCGGCAATATCGTCGAAGCGCCCGCCCACGTTCGAGAGTTGGATGTTGCCCCAGGCCGCGCCGACCGAAGACCGCATGGGGTCGAGGTTCATGGCGCGGTTCAACTGGAAGGCACCCGACACGATGGGCGGGTAGGTGGTCACATCCATATCGTCGTTGATGGACGTGCGGTAGCCGAGATCCGATCCGCGGATGACGCTGGTTGCCGCGCTGCGCGCCGGGATCAGCGACAGCGTGCCGAATGGGACCGTGCCGTTCGGGACGGGCGGCAGCGCGTCGCCGCTCGCCCCTGGCCGGAACGCCGTCACTTCGACGGCGAAGAACAACGGCATTGAGACCATGGATTAGGCTGCCAGTCGTGCCGGGATGTTGGTATTCTGTCGAAGCTGATCTTGCAGCGCTTGGACCTGCTGCTGAAGGATCACAAGCTGATCCACGAGTTGCTGAGTCTGGGTCCGGGTCTCCTGTTGCAGCACCGAGGCGGTCAGCACATCGGGGTTCTGCTTGGAGACGCTCGACAGGGCAGCGAGGACCTGATTGTAGGCGTCCACATATTTCTGCCCTGAGCCATACATGACCTGCGCCGCCGTCAGGAAGGTGTTCGCCTGCGCGGTGAGGTTTTGGAGCGCCGTGACGTCACCTTGGGAGGCCGCTGCCGATGTCGCAGCGAACTGCTGGGAGGCGAGGGCATACTGCGCCTGCGGCGAGAGCGGCGAGAGCGATCCGGTTTGCAGCGAGGCTGCATACTGGGAAATCTGGCTGATGATCGACAGCGCCTGCCCGGCCGCCTGCTCGGTCTTGGCGAGGGTCTGATCGTTGTAGTTCTGGGTGATCTGCAACCGCTCCTGGCCGAGAGCGAGATCGAGATCGGCCATCTCGCGGGCATATTCGGCCGTTTGAGCGAACGCATCCCCGAAGGTGGACATCAGGGTGTTCGACAGGTTGCTCCGCTGCGCCTGCGCCTGGATGTCGAAATTGTAGAGTTGCGCCTGATAGGCTTCCTGCGCGTTGTTGTCGTTCGCGGCCTTCGCTGTGTAATAGCGCCCCATGACCGTCAGATCGTTCTGCGCGGCGGTCGCGTAGGCTTGCTGCATCTGGCGCGCGAAGTTCAATTGGATGGCGTAGCGCTCATAGGCGAGCGTGGTGTCGAGTTGCGTCATCTGCTCCGCGTAATAGGCAGTCGAGGTCACCGCATCGCCGAACCACTGCTTCATCTGGTCGGAATAGGTATCGCGCTCCTGCTGCGCCTTGGTGTCGAACTGATAAAGCTGCGTGCCCTCGGCCTGATAAGGATCGCGGCTGATGCTCGACTGCGCGGTGAACATCCGCGACCAGAGATCGGTTGAGGCGGCGGTCGCGGCGCGCGCGTTCTGCACCATCGCCTCGTTGGCCTGCTTCTGGATCAGCAAGCGCTCATCGCCAAGTTCGCGTTCGAGGGCTTGGCTGTTCTCGACGAACTCATAGGTCGAGGCATACGCGTCGCCATAGATGCCTTTGTATTGGTCGGCGAGTTGCTTGCGCTGCGCGTCGGCCTGGAGATCGAAGTTGTAGAGGTTGGTGTTCAAAGCCTGATTTGGATCGCCGCTCAGTTGGCTCTCGGCGGTGTAGGCTTTTCCGAGCGTCGTCTGGGCCTGCACATCGGCAGCCGCGCGAGCGGCCTTGATCGTCTCTTGGATCAGTTCGTCGCGCTTGTCGGTCAAATCCTGCTCGGCGTAACCGAGTTGCTGTGCCATCGCGATGGCCGGCGCAAAGGTCGCGGTGATCTGGTTGATCTGGTCGTAGTAGCTGCCCGTCACTGTGCCGAGTGCTTTGAACGCCGGCACCGTCTGGAGAACGAAGGTTTCGACGGCGCCGAGTTGGTTTTGCAGGTCCGTGCCGGCGAGTTGCCCGAACATGGTCAGCGTGCTGTCGATCTTGTCGGCAAAGTCCGTGCTGGCCATGTCCGAGGCGAACTGCTTGACCGTGGCCAATGTGGTCGCCAGCGTCTGAAGATCGGGCCAAGCGCCTCCATTCCCCTGCGCCTGCGCGGTCAGGAACGCCTGGATGTGCGGGTCCGAGGACTGGAACCGGAAGTTCTGGAACTGGCTGGCGAGGTCGGCGACCTTGCTCGGGTCCTGCGGCCCGTTCGGGCTGTTGATCCCGATCTGCATGCTCTGGATGTCGCCAGCGGCGACCGCGAGATGCCGGCCCGCGCCGTCCACGTTATCGCCGAGCGACTTGAGGCTGATCCCGAGCGCGGCCATCGTCTGATTGACCGCATCGACACCCTTCTGCGCGGCGTCCCGTTCGGCCGCAGCGTTCGGGTCCATCTGGCTCGACGTGGCGCCGAGGCTGAGTTGCCCGCCTGAGGTCAGCCCGACATAGGTGCTGCTGAACGGCGAGGCCGGCTTGGGTCCGATGAGCCCGCCGCCCGCGCCGCCGATCAGGCCGCCAATCAGCATCGACAGGCCCAAGGTTGCCGGCGCGAAGGCCGCTCCGACCGCGAGGCCCGCCAGTGTGCCGGCGCCAGCGCCGATCATCGGGTTGGGACCCGACGCCTTGCCCGTCGCGCCTGCCAGGAGGTTGCCGAGCATGGTGCCGCCAGCGAAGCCCGCCGCTGCCCCGGCGAGCGAGGAGCCTATGGTGCTCCCTGCTAGGGTGCTGCCGGTCAGGCCGGGCGCAAGGTCGCCCACCGCGCCTGCCTCGCCGGCTTGGATCGTGCCTCCGGTGATGCCAGTGCCGAGGAAGCCGCTGATGCCGCTGGTGACGCTCGAGAAGCCGGTCTTGATGGCATCGGTGATCCCGGTCAGGCCGAGGCTCTGGGTCAGGCCACCGGGTCCGGTGATCCCGAGGGAACCGAACAGGCTGCCGCCGCTCAGGCTGTTGAGGGTGCCGGCGCCGCTGCCGAGGCTCATGAGCGACGACAGCGTGCCCTGCCCGCCGACTGCGTTCGCCGCTGCGTTCTGCCCGCCACCGAGGCTGCCGAGGTCCGAGAGCGTCGCGCGCCCGCCGCCGAATAGCTCGTTCAGGATCGGGTTGAGGATGGCGAGCTTGGCGAATTCCTGGATCACCGACGCGATGACGCTTTTCATCACGTTGCCCCAGTTCACGGCGGCCCCGTTCCCCTGCACGAATGCCTGCACGATCGCTTGGCCGACCTGATCGAACGCCTGGGTCGCGGTGTTGGCCAGATCGTTCATCACGCCTTGCTGGCGCTGGAGTTCGTTGTTCTGTGCGGCCAGCGCGCCGGTCGTGGCGAGGACACGCTTCTGGCTTTCGGTCAGTGCCTCGGGGAGCGCGCCCTCGTTGTGTTCGAGTTCCAGGAGCTTTTGGTATTCCGCGACGAGCGCTGCGGCGGCGTCGGAGTTATCCCCGAGCAGTGCGCCTTGCAGTTTGAGGACCCGGATGGCGTCCTCGTTCGCATTCGCAGCATTGTTGTTCTTGGTATCGTCGGTGAGTTGCTTGGTGTCGCTCATCAGCCGATTGATCGCAAAGATGCGGTCGTTCAGCGCCTTCACGATGGCCGGGTCGGTCGCCACATCCCGCTGCTCGCGGAGTGCCTGCGTCGCCTTGTCGATGGCGACCGCCTGCTCCGCGCCGTAGGAGGCCGACGACCCGAGCTTGGAGGCGTCGGCCAGGGTCTTGGCGTAGGCTTCCTCCTGCTGTAGCGCGGAGGTGTCCTGCGCGCCCTTCTGGAGAGCCTGCGCGGCGTTCCGGTTGAGGATTTCGGCGGTCAGCGCCTTCTCGGACACGCCGGCCTTGGTCACGGCCTCCGCATGGGCCTCGGCGGCGGCCTGCGCCCGCAGCATCGACGCGGTGCCCTGATCGACCGCCCGCGCCATCGAGACGCCGACCTGATCCGATGCCTTCATGGCGGTCAGTTCGTCGCCGAAGGCGGTGGCCTCTTTCTGGACTTGCAGGCCGAGGCGCTGCTTGACGAAGGCAGCCGCATCATCGCCGATGAGGCCATTCTTGGTGGCCTCGTTCTGTGCGTCGATGGTTGCTTTCAGTCGCTCGCGTTGCGTGATCGCTGCCCCGAGGATGCGGTTCTGCTCCTGCACGTCCTGATTGGACTTTGCCGTGAGCGCGGCCTGTTCGGCGGTCTGCGGCGGCGGCAGCGTCGGCCCATAGGTCGTGGAGCCGGGCGCTCCTGGTGCCGTCGTGGTTCCAGGCGCCGCCTGTCCTGGCGCCGGCTTCGGTCCTGGCATGGTGACGACGACGCTGCCTGCGCCCTCGTTGAACTGCCCGGCTGCTTCGAGCGCCTTGCCGAACCCTGTGGCGATGGCATCCAGCCCATTGCTCATGCTCTGGAAGAACCGGCCCCAAGCCGACATCGACTTTTCGGCCTGGTTCTGCATCCGACCGCCGAGTTGGTCGGTCAGGATCGCGAAAGCTTCGGTCGTCCTGCCCTGCTCCAGCAGGTTGTGGATGTTGGTGAGTTGCGTGCCGTTGAGCAGATTGAGCGTGTTGTTCAGCTTGCTGTAGGCGCTCTCATTGCCCTGGCTCGCCTGATCCAGAGCCTTTGCCATCTCGGACACGCTGCCGCCCGCTGCGTTGATCGTCGCCACGAAGTCGGCCCAATGCTTCGCATCGAAGAAGGATCCGGTGCCGGTCTGCGCCATCGCGTTGCCGACCGCCTGCGCGTCCTTGGTCGCGATGCCGAGATGCTCGATGGCGGTGACCAGGGTGCCGATCTGCGTGCCGGACTGCGCTGCCGCCGTGCCCATCGCCTGCGCCGCGTTGCCCATCTCGCGGATTTCTTTGGAGAGATCGGACATCCGGCTGACTGCCACGTAGACGGCTGCGCCGATGGCGGCAAAGACGGCAGCGACGCCGAGCGTGGTGAACCCGCCGATGGCGGTGAACGCTGTTTTCGCCGATGCCGCCAACTGGGAAAAGCTCGTATCGGTGGCGAGCATCACGTCAACGATCTGGTGGCCCTGCTGGATCAGGACGGTGAACACGTCCTGGCCGGTGGCGATGCCAGAGATGCCCTGGACCGCCTGGACTCCCAGCAGTCGGAAGGCGACAGCGTTGGCTTTGATCGAGCCGCCATAGGCGTCTTGCGCCTCCTGTGCCTTCTTGACCGGCGCGATCGAGGCAGCGAATTGCTGATTGATCAGATCGAGCGCCTTGGCCTCGGCCTCGGCGTTCGGCAGACCCTCGTTGGCAATCAGCGTGTTGTATTCAGCGAGTTGCTGCGCGTATTTCTGGGACGCTGCATAAAGCGGATCATATTTCGCGCGCAGATTGTCGAGTTGTGTCGCGAAGGATGCCACGTCGGCAGCGCGCGCCTTGTAGTCCTCCTGCGACGTGGGCGGCTTCACGCCGAGGATGCGGTTATACTCGGCCTGCGCCGCCGTGGCGTTCTCCACCGCCTCGACGACATCCACCATGTCATCGACGTTCTTCATTACCACGAGGCTCTGCGCGCTCATGGCGTGCGACACCTCATCGGCCGATGCCACGAGGTCATGGTAGGCGTCGGACGCATTGACCACGTTGGTGATCATGGCGGTCAGCGTGCGGCTGATCTGGTCCATGTTGGCGGTGCCGGCTGCCATCTGTGCCGAGGCAAGACCCTGCGCGCGGGTCAGCGCCGCGAGCGCCTGAGACAGCCGGTAGGCCGCCGCCGATACATCGTCGTTCTTGCGGGTTATGGCGTCCCACGCCTGGGAGGTCTGGCTGATCCGCTGCCCGGCCTGCGCGGTCGCCTGCGATGAGTCGAGCAGCCTTTGCCCGGCAGCGATGGCCGCTGACGCCACCTGATCGAGCGAGGAAGCGACGCTCTCGGCCGGCGCCGACACGCCATCGGTCAGGGTGGTCTGGATCAGGTAGCTATCGACGACCTGATTGACGGACGGCATGGGGCTACTCCGAAATGACGACTGCCGGGTAGGTCATCGGTTGGCCGGCGTTCGGGCCGGTCTTGAGAATGTAGCCGCCTGGGATCAGGACGAAAGCGCGTTTCACCAAGAGGTAGGGATAGAGCCGCGCCACGTAGCGCCGTGTCTGTTCGGAAATGACCCGCGCCGGCACCGGGTAGGACTTGAGCCGACCGCCTCGGCCGTGCCTGCCCTTTTCCTCGATGGTGCGCGCGTAGGGCGCGAAGTTTGTGAGCGTGACCTCCGACCCCGAGGGGATATCCTCGGGGCGCTGGGTCCAGACATTCCCGTTCACGACGACGATCCACGAGTCGCGGTAGTTCCCGGTCGGGCCGACCGGCGAGATCGAGCGCGCATAGGCGAGGCCCGACACCACTGCCTCCGAAATGCGCGAGAACAGGTAGAGGATGGTGCCGCCGTTCAGCCTGACAGCCGCCAGAGAGGCGTCCTCGCTGCCATCGACGAAGGTGCGGTATTTCGGCGACGCCGAGCCGCCAGCGATCATCTTGCGGACCTCGTCGGTGGCGTAGGTCGCCACGCGCTGTCCGATCGCTGCCGGGGTGCTGTGCGCATCGACCATATCGGTGATGGTGCGGCGGAACACCTGACCGATCTTGTCGATGGGTTGCACCGCCATCAGCGGGTGCCGGTCGCCGGAGGCGATGGCGGCTGCTTCGCCAGCCACCACGTCATGTAGACCTCCTCCATCCCCTGAAAGCAGAAGTCGAGCAGGTAGAACTCGGCCTTGGTCATGTTGTGATGCTGCGCCCAAAGCCGCACGACAGACCAGGGTATCTTGCCGGGGACGGCCGGGCCGAAGCCGCCGCCATAGTAGGGACGGTCATCGTGCAGGCGATGCCACGCCCGCCATATCCACTGATAGACGGGCTTAACCGAAGGCGCTGGGGGAAGCTGGTCGGCCGGGAGGAACCCGATCAGTTTAGCGCGGAGGTTGCCCCATTCGAGGTAGACCCGGAGGGCAGTAGCGAGTTTCCCCTTGCTTCGTCCAACTGCTGAACCGAGCGAGTGGAGATGCGCGCTGCCGCGACCCACGCCGCCCGCTGGAGTCGGGAGTATTCCGGCTGATAGAGCATTGCGTGGAATAGCCCGACCGAGACCGGCTCGCCCTTGTCGTCGGTCAGGTTGCGCACGTCGAGGATCAGGTAGTCCTCAAGCAGCGAGGCATTGAGCTTGCGCATCTCGGAATTGGCGATGCGCGTGCGGTCGCCCATGTGCGCCTCGGCGAGCTTCTCGGTGCGCTGGTTCTGCGCATCCACGAAGTCGTCGGTGAAACCGCGCGTCAGGATTTCGAGGTCGCCATAGCGGGCCTCGTCCACGCGCACCCAGTCGCCCTCGTTGATGGCGCGGCTGTCGGATCGGAAGGCATCGATGGATACCACTGGTCGTCTCCTGTCAGGGCGGAGAAGCCGAGATGCCCGAGGCGCCTGACGCGCCCCGAACATCCCGCAGCTCTGGGAGTGACCTAACTTCTGGGAAAGGCTCGCCAGTGCCGGTCGAAACGCTATCAGGAAGCCGGCATGCGGTCGATTGTCATGGTCCCGCCGCCGAGGGCCGGCCCGCCCTCGACGTTGCAGGTCGCATAGACCGCCTGCCCAGGACCGCCGACGTCGATCTGCACCAGCAGGATCGCGCTGAGGATCGTGAGCACGTAGGCGCTGCCGGCCGCGTCCTTGATCTGGAATGCGAGGCGTCCCTCGGTCTCGGCGGCGAACAGCGAGTATTGCTCGAAGTCCTTGAAGTAGGTCCGGAAGCTGCCGGTCACGGTGAATGTGCCGGTCAGGATGCCTGCCGCGTCGGCGCTGCCCATGGCCATCTCTGCCGCCGCGCCGGTGTTCTCGACGGTCAGCGAGAACTGGTCGATGGCAACGCCGATCGGGTCCTCGTCCCATGTGGCGGTGATCCAGCCGGCGACCGGATCGAACACGCGCCCGGTCGGTGCGCCGACCACCGCCCCGGTCGAACTGTCAGTGATCGCCTGGACCTCGCCCTTGGCAACGATGTCGAACCCGCCAGTCGGGAAGTTGCCGATGCCTCCGGTCAGGGTCCACCGCGTCACGTAGGCGCCGGGATAGGTCAGAAAGAGCGCTGGCGAGAACTTCTGCTGGATGAACAGCGAGCGGAAGGTGGCGCCGTTCTTCAACTGCCCACCGCTGACGTTCGCGGCGGTGCCGGTCGGCGTCTCGGTGACGATGGTCCCTGCGCCCGAGAGGACAAGGTGGCTGTCGTCGGTCTTGGTCTCGACGAACCACAGACCGTTGTTGCCGGCGTTGGTGAAGCCCGACAGGCTGATCCACTGGCCCTGCACGACCGACTGGAACTTCGTCGAAAGCGTGGATGACAGGACGTTGGTGCCCGCCGTGATGGTGATGTCGCCGCCGATGCCAGCGACCGCGACCGGCGCCGACCAGTCGTTCTGAAAGCAGCACGCGATCAGGTCATCGAAGGTGCCGAACGAGAGCGCGTATGAGATCGTCCCGGTCGCCTGCTGCTGCGTGGTGACGCCCTGCGACGCCTCCCGCAGCCCGGTGATCTCGGACGGCCGCGAGCGAGTCTTGTTCAGGGACAGCGTCTCGGACGTGTATCGGATCGCCTGGAGTGGCGCGCTGGCTGGCGGATCACCCCAGACGGTCTCGACGGCGTAGCTGATCTGGGTCGAATTGGTCTCGACGCCAGCCTGATAGCCAGTTGTCGCTGCCATGGTTTTCCCCTCCTGGCTGGCGTTCGAGAAGGATGAGCCTCACGCCTCCTTGGCCGGCTCGTCGTCCTTCTTGCCGATGTCGGCATCTTCCTCATGCGGCTGCCTGATCCGCTGCCGTTCTGTCTCAGCGTCGTCCTGTTGAGGCTGCGGAGGTGGCGGTGGTGGCGGTGGCGGTGGCTCAGGCGCGCCGGTGCCGGGCGCTGGCTCAGCAGGTTGACCCGTGGCGGGCTGCGGCTCCTGCGCCGCACCTGTGCCGCCCGTGGCTCCTGTGCCGCCTGTGGCGCCCGCTGGGTCGGGATTCTGGCCGCTCATCGTTTTTACCCTTTCTGTCCGCTCATGCTGTCGTTTGATCCGCTATCAGTCCATAGCCGGTCGGCGATCCATAGCCGGTCGTGTCCTGATAGTCGTAGCGCACCAGGAGCGACAGCCGCATGAACGAGCCGTCGCCGGTGTCCGGTCCGAGCGGATCGAAGTCCTGGGAGCGATAGAACAGCCCCGGTGGCTGGTCCGTCACGAAGCGGAACGCCTCGGAGAGCGTCTTGCGGATGATCAGTCCATCGCGGATTCCGGTGTTCAGCGGGATCATCAGATGAAGGAAGATTGTCCCATCTTCCTTCCAGATGCGGCCGGTGATCTCGATGATGTCGGACCCGGCGCCGGCCGCCTCGATGTCCAGCCACATGATCGGCTGACCGAGGCTGCCGTTGTTCCCGTTGCCGCCTCCGGTCGTGTCGATCTTGTCCTCGTTGGGCCATTGGACCGGGAGCGGCGGCACCAGAGCCGAGCAGGCGGCGGTGATCCTGGCGCGCGCATCGTCCCAAATCTCCGGCGACATGCTACGTGGATCCCTGCGTGAAGAAGTTCAGCACTCGGTCGGGCCCGAGCCGTCGCTCGCCAGCCCTGCCTTGGACGGTGACCACGCGCCCATCGGGATAGATCACCACATCGCCGTGCACGATGGAGCCGCGCCAGTCCTCCTTGTCCATCTCGTCGGTGGTGATGGTGATGAGGTCGGCCGTCTGCTGCACACCGCCGACCAGAACGGTCGCACCGCCGATGTGGATCAGTGCCCGGCAGGTGATACGGCGTGGCGTCCGCTGCGTGCCGACCGTGCGTTGGATGATGATGTCCACGCCGACTCGACGAAGCGCGCGGCGCACCCCGTTCGCGTTCATCCTGCCATGACCCGCGCCGAGACGGTCGTGTTGGCATAGGTGCCGGTGACGATGAGCTTGAGGCGCAGACGATCGCCGAGCACGGTAGACCGCAGACCGGCCGGCGCCTGTCCGCCGCCGAGCAGCGCGCCGCCATCGCTGATCTCGGTCTTGTCGAACAACTGCCCTGACGCCGCCACCGAGGCCAGCACCGTGTCGGTCGCCGTGGCGAAGTCCGCGATTAAAACGTCATAGGCGGTCGTGCCCTGGTCCATGCTGCTTTGGATGCAGGCGCGCAGGCTCGTGCCAGCCGAGCCGTAGAGGAATCTGATCTGCATGGAGAGCGCCACCATGCCGTCGAAGTCCTCGAACCAGTCGCCGAGATAGGTCCCGGGCACTGTGATGGCCCAGTCCTGCGCGTCGGATGCCGGAGGTTGCAGCGCGAGGATGGCACGCTGGTCAGTGGACATGGCTCAGGGAACCTCGATGTGCCGGTAGGCTTCCAGGAGGCCGCAGGCTTCCGGTGGCATGGAGGCATCGTCCCCTGGCGCCGTGGTGACATAGATCGTCTCAAGGATGCCCGGCACGTTCTCCTGGCGGATCATCGGGTCCTTGTCGTCGCCCCACCAGCGATGCCGCATCAGCAGCAGGCAGGACCGCGAGATGTTCGACGGGAGCGCCGGGTCGGAGGGCAGCTTGTAACCCCCGATGTAGGTGACCGCGATGTGGCCGCCGCAGAACGGCACATGGTAGCCCGACCCGTCATCCGACAGCTTCCAGACCAAGCCCGAGTCGCTGTCGAAGGCATAGAGGGACGGATCGAGAACGACTCCGTCCTCGGTCACGGACTCGATCGACTCAACCGGGCGAATCGAGAGGCGAATCGGGTTCGAGTGCCACCAGCCGCCCGCCCAGCCGGGATCGACCGGCGATGGCATGTTGATCATGGACCAGATTGAGGTCGTGGTCGGCCACTGGCGGAAGGTCTCGGTGGCGGTCTGCCGCGCCAACTGCCGGTCGATGTAGGTGACGATCTGATCCGAGCATTCGGTGATCCAACGCCGGAGCTTCCGGTCGGTGTTGGACTTCACGATGCCAAGCTCGTCCTTGACCGTCGCCAGCGTGGTGAGGTCGCGGTTGGTCGGAGGCGTCACAACGGTCAGGAACGAGTGCATCAGGGCCTCTGGAACGCGAAGGAAGCGATTCCATCGCGGCCGAGCATGGTCTCCATCATCGAGGTTTCGACCATCATCCAGCCAAGGTCGCGCATCGTGTTGATGAAGCCGCGCATGGTGAAATACCAGCAGTGTTCGTCAGGTCGGTAGTGCTTCGAGGCGAGAACTTGCTCCGGTCCAGCAAAGACCGGAAGACAGCAGAATACCATCTTCTCGATCTGGTCGAGCAGTTGGTCGAAGTCGGGGATGTGCTCGAGCACGTCCCAGAGGGAGGCGGCCTGGACGGTCTCCATCCATGGGTTCGACCAGAGGCCGCGCTCGGTCAGCCAGTCGATGCCGGCCGGATTCACGTCGTAGCCGAGGGTGTCGGGCCGGCTCTGGACGAACTGGCCGCAGCCGATGCCGATGTCCAGCAGCGGTCCCTTCCAGTGCCGCGCGACGAGTTCGATGCGCGCCTTGGTGAGCTTCCTGCCAAGGTCGGTCGCGGCATAGCGGGCATACTTGTCGAAGTAGGCTTTGTCGTATGCGTCGATGCCGGCAGGGACATCCAGGTAGCCGACGCCGATCTTTGGGATCCAGATCAGGCGATCGCGCGCTGCGACCTCGAAAAGCTCGGGGCGGGCAGCGACCGGCTGCGCCAGCGCCGCCACTGTCCGTCGATGTCGTTGATTGTCTTGTCGCAGTTGTGGTGCATGTCCATGCATCGGCAGAATCTCTCCGGTTTGGCGAACCCAATGTGGCCTGACGGCATGCGCCGGTCGATCAGCTTCTCAGGTGCGTTCATGCCGCCGTTGCCACCGAGGACGACGAACGTGGGCACGCCGAGCGCCACGGCGGCCGGCACGATCCATCCGACACCGCCGACGACGACAGCCGAGTCCCGCATCGTGGCGAGCAACTGGCAGGGCGTCATCTCGCCGTTGGTGAAGGCGATGTTGTGCGGCGGCAGACCGCCGACCGGGCGCTCGTTCGGGGATATGTCGCAGACGACCACGACGGCGTAGCCCCGCGCCTTCAAGTCGGCTGCGATGTGCGCCACGTATTCCGGTCGAGGGTTACGCGCCTCATTGTCCCATTCGAGTCGGCGCATGACCGGGCGCACCAGGGCGATGGGTGCTGCCGAGCGGATCGGTGATGGGCCGAGTTCCGGAAGGGTCCATCGCGGTTGCACGCCCGATCGCATCGGCAGCTTCGCCTCCATAGCAGCGAACACGCCGTTGTCCATTTCGAGCGCCCCGTAGCCGAGCGCGACCTCCGGGAGCCCCGTGGGGTGAGGCGACCAGCGCTCGGGCGGCTGACGCCACACGTTGCGCATCTGCATGAGCAGGCCCTTCTCGCCCTTCACGTAGCCGGCGAGCGGCAGGTCCTCATAGAGTTCGGGCCAGGGCGTTTCGAGCCAGACCCGCCGACGCGCGGCGGCGTCCTCGATCAGCGGACGGACGTAGATGGCATCTCCGAGGCCCCACGGCGCGCGAAGGAAGACCGGCGCGGCTGCTTCGGCACGGGTTCGTCGCGCCGCACGGGAGGGTCCGGGACCACCATGACGGTTGCGCCTTCGAGGGAAGGCTCGGCCAGACCAGAGAGGCGCAATTCCCGCGCGCGGCGCTCCGTGGCCTCGAAGAACTGGCCCGCATGGACGATGCCCTCGTGGTCCCAGTTGATCCACGGCCTCAGTGCCTTCATGCGCATGCCAGCCCTCCCAGGAAAGGACCGACACAGTTGACCGGCATCGGCCGATCAGCAAGCGTTGCATCACCGATCTGCCGGGCGGTTTGGGGCGGGATGCCAGCACCGGGCCGATTGGAGCCCGCCCCAGATCGGCTTAGGTCAGCGTGCCGTAGATGAAGGCGGCAGGCCGGTAGACGGCAAGAGCTAGCCGTTCCTCGGCCCTGATCGTTACCATGTTGCGCACGAAATTGTCCTGATCCTCGGTGCTGATCATGACCTCCTTCTGCATGCGGTCGAAGATTTGCGCCGCGAGACGGAAGGAGCCGGTCAGGAAGTGCCCGACCTGCATAGCAGGGGTCTGCACGACCGGGAGGCCCCACAGGCGCGCCGCGATCTCGGTCTCCGGCTGTCCGACGATGTAGCGCCCCTGCGTGTCCTTGGTGAGTTCGATCTTGGCCCAATCGGTCGGGTGCAAGGTATAGCCGGTCGCCGGATAGTAGGCGTTCGTGGCTTGCAGCGAGGCGAGACGCAGCGTGTCGATGTTGGTGGGGTTCGTCGGCGCGAAGGCTGCGACGTAGGCGGTCGCCTGCGGGATGATGCCGAGCAGGTTTTGTCCTGTGCCATCGCCATAGAGCAGTTGGAATTCCTCGGCGTAACCGAGGCCATAGACCAGCCGGCCGTCGATGTAGCTCATCAGCATGGGCGCATCGTCGAGGATCTGACGGCTCGCCTTCATGAAGTGGGCGATGGTCCGGACCGGCACATTGCGCAGATCGAACCTGATGTCGGACTGCGGCTTGCGCGCCCCCTCGGAGACCGGCGCCGCTGCCGTGCTCGCGGGATCATCGGTTTCGACCGGATACTCGATGGCATTTGACGCCGTGGTGCCGGGCATCAATAGGTCCCGGACGACAAGCTGACGCATCGGCGGCTGGATGATCGGCACGCGCTCCGCGACCACCAGGGACGACGTCGGCGAGACGCCAGAGCCCCAGCTTCCCGGCCCGGACATGATATCCTTCATCTCGACGATGACGCGGGCGGCGCCGTTCTTGCGCTCCATCAGGTCCTGGATGCCCTTATCATCGACGACAATCTGGCCGATTGTCTTGCGCTGCTCGGTCGGATCGGCACCCGAGCGGCGGACCATCTTCTGCTCGATGTCGGTCATGCGCAGGCCGATCGCGTTCATCTCGGTGAGCGCCTTGTCGGCCTTTTCCTTGGTCTCGTTTGTGATGGCGCCGAGGTTTTTCATCTCGGCGGCCGACGTCTCGGCGAACTTGCGCACGTCGTCGCCGGCCTTCTTGAAGTCGTCAACGAGCTTTTTCAGCTCCACGTCCGGGTTTGGATCATCGGCAGCCATGGCCGGTCCTTTCAAGGATTGAGGGTAAATCCTGCCAAGGCGCCACGAAGTTCAGACAGCATCGTTGCGGCGCGCTTGGCTGACTCCGTGCCCTCATCCCGAGGTCCCGGAAACACAGACTTCCACCCGCCTTCGGCTACGCTGCGGGCTTCGCGGACCGAGAGGCCACATTGCTCCCGCAAGTAGGTCTCGAATTCGCGGATCGTATCAGGACGTGATTTTGTGCCAGATGGCAAGGACTTCCCGCCCGACGCTGCCTTATGAGCGTCGTCCAGGTGCACAAGCATCTGGGCGCGATCCTCGCTGGTGGGGGAGTTGCCGCCCGCCGTCGTGCGCACATGGAGCGCCGCCGCCTTCTGGATAGCGTCGCAGGCGGCCATCGAGTCGGACTGCGACAGCATTGCCTTCAGTTCGTCGAGGAACTCGGCGCCGAAGCCAGCCGAGCGCATCTCCATGACCCGCGCGCCCTCGTTCGAAGGATCGTCCACCACGTCGATGCCACGGAGCTTGAGCCGATGGATGTTCCTGATCTCCACCTTCGCCTTGCCCTCGCCCTCCTTGGTGAAGCTCGCGCCGTCCTGCGGCACGCGATAGACGATGGACAGCCCGCGCAGCCCGCCGTCGTGCATCAGTTCATGGACGCGTCGCCCGGTGTCGGTGTTGAGCGCGCTGATCTTGCCTGCGACGTGGAGGCCGTGGGCATCTTCCTCGACCGATTGCCAGACGCCCACCGGCAGCATGTCGCCGCCGAGGTAGAGAGAGTGCATGGCGTGCATCGACGGCATCGAGCCGCGCGCCTTGTGTTCCGCCATGGTCTCGGCGAACGCGCCGGGCAGAATGATGTCGTCGTGACTGTCCTTGACGTTGAACACCGAGCCGTAGCCGGTGAACGCGCCGGGTGATGCATCGCCGAGGAACTTGACCTCGAAGGCGGTGTTGAAGCGACGGTCCAGTTCCATTGCCATGGGCCTCCTATACTGGGGCGGTCTGGGATGTAGGCGTGGCAGACGGCGGCGGTGTCCCGGTCGCGGGATCGGGCAGCAGCTTCTCGCGCTGCGGCTGGGCTTCCTTGCCGAGCAGTTGGGCCGGCATCAGGTTGACGGCCACGGTCAGGTCGTCGCCACCGTCCATCGGCGGCATGTTATCGAGCGCCCGCAGTTCATTGCGCGTCCTGAGACCGTTCTCGGCCTGCACCTTCATCATGTTGGCGCGGCCGGCGCTATCGGCGCGGAGCAGGCCCTCGACATTGAACTCGGCGTAATACTGTCGTCGCTCGGTCGGCTTGAGCAGGGACCGGCTGATCTCCTGCTCGATCGCCTTGAGCAGAGGGCGCAAGGTGTAGGTCAGGAACCAGAGGTTCATCTGTTCCAATCCGGTTCCCCACGCGGTCGATTTCTCCATGTGACCGATCATGACCGGCTGGATGCCATACCAGCGGCAGATCGTCTCGATCGAGAACGCCCGCGTCGCGAGTAGCTGCGCGTCGTCGGGGTTCATCGACAGGGTTTCGAGCTTCCAGCCGCCTTCCAGGAGCGGGACCTTGCCGGCATTGATCGAGCCGACGAACTTCTCGCGGAACTCCTCGTCGTATTCCGCGCGCTGGCTCTTGGTCATGTAGTTCGGTGCGGTGAACACCATCGACGGGCGCATGCCGTTGCGGAACATCGAGGCCGCCGAGCGGTCCGCCGCCAGCGCGAGGCCGAGTTGCTCGCGGGCCTGCCCGATCGGGCTGATGCCCTGGTAGCCGTCGAGCGAAAAGCCTTTGACGTGGAACACCTGACTGTCGTCCAGCACGTAGACGATGCCCATCCATGTGTATCGGTAGGTCAGGGAGCCGTCGGGATTGCGATGGATCGTGAGCCGGTCGGGCCGCATCGGCGTCATGGCGGATATCTCGCCGTCGCCGCGCCGGTCGATCATCGCGTAGCAGTTGCCCCAGAGCATAAGGCACGCGACCATGGCATCCCAAAAGGTCACCGCCGTCATTTCGGCGTTTGCCTGATCGTGCAACAGATAGAACAGCGGGTGATCGCGCGCCTCGATGCCGTAGCCTTCCGCATCGCGCTTGAACAGGAACATCGGCAGCGTCGAGATGGTCCCGGCGATCAGGCGGACGCAGGCCCACACGCTGTCGATCTGCATGGCGGTGTCGATGGACACCACCTCGCCCGATGAGGTCGGGCCCCCCGTGAGGAAGAAGTAAAGCCGGGGATCGGTGAGGTTCAGGCCTGATGCGAATGTCGTGGCCTTCGACCGCCAGCGCTGCCAGAGACTATTCGGCGTCCAGCGTGCCGGCTGCTGCTTGGTCTCGACAAGATCGCTCATATCGCCACCGGGTTCCTGAGAAAGCCAGTCGGGTCGCCAAGCTGGTCCGCCAGCAGCGCGCGGCCCACCGTCATGATCAGTGCGGTCATGCCATCGATTCGGCCCCGCGAGTGCTGCTTGGTCGGCATCATGTTCTCATTTTTGTCACGCTGAACAGAGAGATTGCCAGCCATCCAACGCAGGACTGGGTTCGAGCCGTGGTCGATGACCTCGCGCAGCAGCATCGCCTCGAACTCTTTGGTCGGCGCCGTATAGGAACGTATTCCCTGGATGAACTCGGCCACCGGCAGGCCCTCGGACTGAAGCGTGAGCGCCAGTTGGGTCGCGTTCCATGGATCGAAGGCGATGGCTATTGGCTCCCAGCGGTGGCAGTCCTCGATCACCGTGTTCCGGATTTCGTCGTGGTCGATGACGTTGCCGGGCGTCGCGTCCACCCAGCCCTCGTCGATCCATCGGCGATATTGCACCTGATCGCGGTCGGTCTTGACCGTCACCGTCTCGGCCGGCATCCAGAACTGCGCCAGCACCGCCCATCGCTCGCCTTCGGTCTCGGGAGGGTAGAGCTTCACCCAGGCGGACAAGTCCACCTTGGAGGATAGGTCGATGGCGCCGTAGAAGCGCCGATCGCGTAGCCGTTCCTCCATCTCGGAGCGATAGATCACCGACCGCGAGAGCGCCGGGCAGAGCGTGTTGCGGTCCCACAGGTCCATGTCGATGAAGCGCCCGGCCGAGGCAGTCCGGACGTTGAGCCGGGTGCGCATGAACTCGGCCAGCGCGCCAGGGCTGTTCTTCGACTTCCGCGCCTGCCGCCGCATGTCGTCGGGCTTGACCGACACGCCCCAGTTCGGGTTCGCCTTGGCCCATACCTTCGGGTCGTCCCAGCGGTCGCCCTTGTCGATCGTGCTGATGTAGACGAAGTGCGTGTCCGCGTCGGCCTCATGGACAACCCGCTCCAGCACGCGGATCGCGTAGTCGTTCTCCTGCGCGTAGACGGTCTCGGGCGTGTCGTCGCCGGCCGTCGTGATGATCCAGAGCAATGGCTGTCGCCGCGAGCCCATCGCGGTATCCAGCACGTCGAGGACCGCCCGGGATCGGTGCTTATGAAGCTCGTCGATGATGACGCAGTGCGGGTTCAGGCCGTCGAGCGTCTTGTCGTCGGCCGACAGAGGCTCGAACTTCGAGGCGGTCAGATCGACGCTCATGTTCAGTTGGAAGATGCCGACCCGCATCCGAAGCTGAGGGCTGCCGCGCACCATGCGCCGAGCCTCGTCGAAGACGATGCGCGCCTGCTCCCGCCGCGTCGCCGCCGCATAGATTTCGGCGCCCGGCTCCTTGTCGCCGACCAGGGCACTGATGCCGATGCCGGCCAGCAGGGTGCTCTTGCCGTTCTTCCGCGGAACCTCCTGGTAGACGGTCCGGAACCGCCGCGTGCCATCGGCGCGGAGCCAGCCATAGACCGAGCCGACGATGAAGGTCTGCCACGGCGTCAGCATGAGCGGCTGGCCGCCCCACTCGCCCTTGGAGTGGTTCAGGAAGGCGAAGAACCGGATCCGGTGCAGCGCGATGTCCGGTCGCCAGGACAGGCCGCGCTGCGGCCCGCGCTCGATATCGCGGAAGTGCCGCTCGCAGGCCAGATGCACGAGGCGGCACGCCTTCACCCGCTTCCGGCAGACATCCCACGCATAGGCGCTGACCGGATCGACCTCAGTTGACGGACGGCGAACCGGGAGACGCGCCGAGCCAATCCTCGAGTGTCTCTTGAGACGCTGCCGCGCCAGAGCGGACCTTGGCATTGAACTCCTCGTCGATGGAGGTCGAGAAGATGCGCGGTCTCGATGCCGGCGAGAACCCCAGGTGATCGGCCGCCCGCATCATGATCAGGGCCTGTCGATTGATGATCGCGATGTAGGGCGACTGGAACGGCATCGACCCAGGCGCGGCGCCCCTGACCAGGAGTTGCCCGGTCGCCGCCTGCGCCATGACAGCGTCGCGGTGCATGCTCTCGGCGACACACCATGTCGCCAGCACGCCCCTGTCGATGCGCTTCAACAGCGTCGGCGGCGCGTTCTGCATGACGTAGACCCAGGAGAGCCGCTGGTCAGGCGTCATCCAGTCGGGCGGCTCGGACAGATACCCCGTCGGCTCCGGAACCCCCTTCGGGATCGGGCGATCGGTCGGATTGCCGTGCAACTCGCGCAGTTCAATCGGATGCGGCCGGCGTCCCATGATCTGTTCCCCTCCCCGAAAATATCCCTACCCCGAAAAAAATATCGCGGGTGCACCAATACCCT